TGCCATACTTAGAGATGCACCTAGTGAATATGCTACTGTTACAGTAGTAAGTGTACCAAATATTCTATATGATATTGTTTTAAGAATATGTCTTGCTAATACAGATTCTTCTTTTACTGTAGTAACATAAGCAATATTGTTCTTAATTACTAGTTCTCCTTCACAACTGATATGCCACTTATACTCTTGGATGTCTTCCATCCAGTCCATAGTGGTAGCTGTATGTCCATTGATAATAATGTTAGATACTAGCACTTCTTGCCCATCTGTAATGAGTCTCCATCTCTCATTCTCAGTTTTACTATGGACATTAAATCTGATTTGAAACTTCTTAATTGCCATTTTTTAGTTGTTCTCTAATTTTAGTTGCTGAAATTTCTGCTACCTGTGCGGGAGGTATGTGCTCAATAATATCATAGCCAACTCCTCTACCAAACTCAATTGAACATATGTCAGGGATGATACTAACTTTAACCACACCTTTATCACAAAGTTCTCTATATTCATTAGTTATGTTACTTAATACTTCTTCTGCTGTCCAAGGATTCTTTTCATCTGGTGCAATATCTCTAATTGCTATCCAAACTTTTTTACCCTCATTTAATGCTCTTTTAAATAAAGCTTTGTGACCATCATGTAGTGGTTGCCATCTACCTACAAACAAAGCATACTGCTCTGGTTTAGATGGTAATGATGATCCTACGTGTACTAGTTTTCCCCATTCTTTCTCCATAATACATCCATTATATAATCAATGCAAGCATCAATTGAGTTATTATCTGTGTTTAATATTCTTACTCCTTCAGAAGCTACAGGAGCTTCAAAATCTTTTACATGGTATTCTTCCCGCCCGCGCGGTGTTTGATACATTAGGTAGAAGAAATGAGCCTTAGGATGTAACTCTTTAAGATAGTCCCGCACTTCTTTGTACGGGAATACCATAGAGTAAATAACATTAGGCTTAATTGAGTTCTTATGCAAGTAATAACCTATATCACATGCTTTAGTAAGATTCTTAATTCTTCCTTCTTTAGAATAATCTGTATTCTTAAATGCTTCTCTAAACTTATCTCCATCAATTATTTCTGAGTCTATAAGTCTCTCTGCAAGTTTTTCTGCTAGTGTAGTCTTACCAGAGTGTGGTTGACCAAACAATACTACTATCATTGCTTATAGTTAAAGGCTTGATTATACCAGTCATAGTTTTTCCAGATCCAATCTACTACATCTTTACCTAAGATATCTTTAGCTTTAGATGGTACTACTTCTAGTTTCTGTCTGATAACATGATCTCCAAATGCTCCGTATACTGAATCATCTTCTTTAGTAACTTGTTCTATGTTATCAAAGTCATGCTCATATTCTGGGATACCAAGATATCTGTAGACACCTCTCATAGTTTCTTCCGGATATAAACATAAGTCTTCAAACTTAACAAAGTGTATCTTCTTGTCTAGACCCATTCTGAAGATCTCTGAGAGTCTTTCTAGAGCCATACCTACTGGAGGATTCTGAGCCCAGATATCTACTCTCTTAGGAACTGACGTGCCTTGCATTTTAGACCAATCTAAGATAGGATCTTGCTTCTCTGGATTCTTTCTATAGTTCTTCTCCATAGATGCAAATACATCTTTAAGGTTTCTAACCATACAAACTATTTTAGGTTCTGGAAAGATTGTATTTAAGAAGTCATAGTGGATACCCCATCCTCTAGATTTATCTACTACATACTTTCTATCTGTGATACCTTCATAGTATCCAATCATTCCTTTTTGACAGAACTCTAAGAATCCTTTTTTCATTAACTCAGAGTCCTGAGCTAAGAATTCAGGAGAAGTAGTATAGTTTGCTCTAGCTGCAAATATAAGTTCTAGTACACCTGATGTAGGTGTAGCATACATATCTGGATTCTGAGCAAAGATATTTTGCAGCAATGTGCTACCAGACCTCGGCATAGAGGACTGAAAAAATAGTTTTTCCATTGGTTATTTACTTAATGATTCTATAATAGCTTCTACATTGAAGATCTCATCTTCACTATTGTAAGGGAATTCAATTAACTCACCAACAATATTGAACTTAGAAAGATAAGCATTTCTTAATTCAGGTTTAGTAGTGAATTCATTTGCTAATATATTATCATGTAGATCATAACCAAATACTTCTGGTTTATTAGCTACCCAACAAACTGTTGCTGGTAATTCTAAAGCAGCTGCAGCATGTTGTGCAAAACTATCAATCAATAGTCTTTTGCTACTCATAACAAGAAGAATACAAAGTGCTCTAAATGTATCAGTTACAGGAATAGTATCACTATAAGACAATTGGTCTTCTCTTCTGATGTGTGCAATAGTGTAGTCATTCTTGAAGTGCTCAATAACTTTTACAACTGCTGCGGAAGGAAGATCTCGCGCCCAAGAGTATTTGTGATCAGTTTGTGCACCACCATTTGTTTGTAACAACATTATTGGTTTCTCTGATGTAAATTTATTTTGGAAATATTGTACCTCTCTTGTAGTAAGATTAATTACTGGTTTTTCTCCAGCATACTCAAGACCAAACATTTCACACCATGTTTTTAATAGGTGCTCATCTTGTCTGATATGTCCTGTTTCTAAGTAAGGATCATTAGCAAAGATTAAGAAGTCTTTACCATCAATGTACTCATCATAGAAATAAGAAAGTCCATTGAACACAAAGGATCTATGGACTTCTTTATTGTTTAAGAATACATCTGGATAACCTGATACTACTATCAAGTTAGATTCCGGATACTTTTTTTTGATTGCTGTACATACTGCAGTGGCCATGATACACTTGCCTAGACCACCATTAATTTGAAAAATAATATTCATTGGTTCCTGTTTTTAATTACAGAAACAAATATAATATATTTTTTTTATTCTGCAATAGGTGCAACAACTTCTGGTTCAGGAGCTACATAAGCTTCAACTTCAGCAACTAAAGCTGCAATAGCTTCAGCATCTAAGTCAGCATACTCAGTTCTCCAACCTTTTGCTTCTGGTGCTTTTGGCTGCCAATCAGCAAACATGTTGTTAAAAATATTGATTGCATGATATTCTTCTGTTGCTTCATTCCCTTCTGGTTTGAAAGAATATACATTGTTTACTACAGCAGCCAAAGTAGTTAAAGCTGTAGAAGGAACTTTCTTATTAGAATCTGTTCCAATTAATTGAGTCTCTCCGTACCCAAAGATGTGTAATGTTGACCAAGTTGCCATTTTTGTTTTTATTTAAGTTATTATTTAAAGTTACTAATTATTATGGTATAATTCTAAGAATGTTATCTGTTGTACATCTCCATACCATACCTGATGGTAATCCTGCAGTTGATGTTGGTATTGTTTTCATAGAAAGCGCATTAACAAATGTAGTGCATCCTCTATCAGTTGTAATATTGGAGCCAACAATAAATGAATAATCAAGACAAGCTGTGTTAAATGTACCACCTAAAATTGCTGATCCAGTACATCTTACTGAATTTCTATAACCACCACTTAATGTTGAGTAATTACCACTTGCTGAATTTAAATAACCACCACTAATTGTTGAGTAATTAAGACATGCTCTATTAAATTTACCACCCCCTACTGTTGTACCAAAATTACATGCTGCATTACTAGTACCTCCACTAACTGTTGAATAAGCTCCACTAGCTGTATTACCTGCTCCTCCACCTACTGCTGAACTTTGAGCACTTGCAATATTACTAGAACCTCCACCAACTATTGAATAAGCTCCACTTGCAGTATTGCATTGTCCACCACCAATAGATGAATAAACTCCTGTTGAACAATTAGCATAACCACCACTTACAGTTGTAAACCCATTAGAGGTTACATTTCTAAATCCTCCTGCAATAACTGAACAATTTCCATTAGCCGTATTTGTTTTACCTCCGCTAATTACAGATATAAATCCTCCACTTGTATTTTGTTGTCCACCTGCGATAGTAGCGTAACAAGCGTAAGATGATATTGTATTTGATTGCCCACCCCCAATGGTTGAAGCAAAAGTAAAAATATTAATTACGTTAGTGTTACCACCACTTATTGTTGAGCAAACACTACTTGTGCAGTTATTTTTACCGCCACCGATAGTTGAGTTTAGTTGACTTGCGAAGTTACCCTGACCACCACTAATTGTTGTGTAATTACAACTTGCAGTATTTCCTTTACCACCACCAATGAATGAATAACCACCACTTGCTATTTGTTTACATCCACCTCCCACAGTTGCATAATAAGCACTTGCAGTATTAAGATAACCACCACTTATTGTTGTCTTACCGGTAGTTGTTGAATTACATTGTCCTCCTCCAGTATATGACCAATTACCACTAGCAATATTAATATTACCTCCACCAATAAATGAAAGACACCCAGTTGCATTATTGTTTTTACCCCCAACTACTGTTGAAGCATAACCGCCAGAAGTATTAGTGCTACCACCACTAACTGTTGAATTATAATTACTTGCTGTATTAGTGTCACCACCACTTACTGTTGCATATTGTTGACTTGCTGTATTACAAACACCTCCACTTATTGTCGAATTATATCCACTAGATGTATTATTTCTACCTCCTCCAACTGTTGAATTGGAATCACTTGCAATATTACCATTTCCACCACCTATTGTTGAATAATAAGCACTTGCTGTATTCTGAAGACCACCACTTACTGTAGAATAACCGCAACTTGCAATATTACTATTTCCACATCTAACTGTTGAACAATAACCAGTTCCTAATACCATAATAGTAGGAACACAAGTAATTACTTGATTAATTAGATCACAAGCTAAAATAGCTGTTGGTTGATAACAACCTGTGTATCTTGAATCTCTAGTACCTAATGGTAAAAGATCCGAGTCATTAGTTATTGTTTTAATCTTTCTTGTAGCAATAAGATTAAAAAAGTTTGTGATATTGTTTAACATAAGTATAGTGTTGATATTATAATATACAAAAAATAATTCATATAACAAAAAAATCCCCGGAGAATATCCAGGGATTCAAATCGGTTATAGATAACTACAGGAGTTTACCCATTATAAAAGCAAGTACTATCATTAACATAATACAGAAATTAGCAACAGCTACCCCGTGTTCATCAACAACATATTGTTTAGTTAATCTATCAAACATCGGTAGATGGTTGTAGTAAACAAATATCCATAGTATTGTTATGGTTGCACAGATCAATATTGCTAGTAATCCTATCATAGTGAATCAATTCGTCTCTGTAAATATACTAAAGCTTTTTGTAAATCCTCTTTTTCTTTAGATTTATTTTTCTTTCCTGCTCTTGCAACATACTTAACTACATTACCAAGATAGAAATCTTTATCTAATCCCCAAGCTTCTAAAACTTTAAATACCTCATAGGCACTATCCTTACCGCCATAGTATGTTGGTCTTGGCCCTTCAGATAAATCTACGATTCTTTCTTTATAGTTATCACAGAGTTTACCTTTAATCTCAGGATTAACTAATGGCTTATGCGCAGGATAAGGTACTGTTGTTGTTGTAATATAATTTCCACTCCAATCTTCCTCTGTAATATTTACCATGACTTACCAAATTATAATAACATCACCCTCATTGAGAACTAATTTAGTTTCTCCATCAATATCAATACGCTCAACTGTTTCTAAGTTAAGTGAGCTTGTTCTTACATATACTTTATCTCCAACAGATACTTCTTCTACTTTATCACCTATTGCGAATACATTTAATTTGTTCCACATCTTTACAGCTTCAGCCATGATGATCTCTTCATCCTTTGCACTTAACTGGATTGATGACTCTTTTCTTTTAGGAATATCTAATAAGATTGTTCTTCCTCTTAAACTTTTGAATTGCTTACTCATTTTTTTAAAATTACATTGTTATTACTTTCACTATTGCCATTTGTGCATTGACTATTTCTCCCACTGCATGATCAAATAACAAACTTTTTACTGCAGTTTTAGGATCTTCTGTATATCTACGTTTTAATATCTCAGCCATTTCTGCAGCTAATTCTTTTACTCTACGCACATCTTCATCTTTGTCTAGATTCTCCGGATCTATTCCTGCAATTAATTCCCCAAAATGCGGGATTCTTGTTTCTTTAAATGCTACTTCTTGTTCCATATATTTATCAAATTTAATTCTTGCTTCTAAATTAGTTTTAGACTCTGCTGTTATTTTGTTCCATATCACCAACTGTTGAGTTGTCATATCACAGTCTCATATGTCATATCAAAGATATCTTCTCGGCAAGCATAGAACTCGCCTTTAACTCCTTTGATTATATAATCCCCTACTGATGTTGACATATCTCCTTCTAGAGTAGATACCACAAGATCTTTTGCTTTGCCACTTGATGTTATATAACAAGTACTACAAAAGTGTAGGATCTCTGTATTGTTTTCACCTGTCCACTGGACTGCTTGAATAACAACTGGTTTCTTTCTATAGAATGTCATGACTGTTGGTTTGTACAAATATAAAAAATATTTTTAAATAAAAAAGTCCGGGCTTTCAACTCCGAACTTTTCTAGTTTTTAATCTTTAAACTTTTACTATGAACACAACAAATATATAAAAATATTTTATTATCTACCTTGTGCTCTGTAACTTTTTTTGTAGTTCTTGCTTTTTTTCAACTTGCTAGTCTTTGCTTTAGCATGAACACCCGGACGGGAAACTCTTACTGTGTTTAACTTAGTAACACCTTCTTTTACTTTTGCCATTGTATATTAGTTTATAATATAATATACAAAATTTTTACCAATAAAAAAACCCTGGCTTGGGTAACCAGGGTTTCATTTCGCTAAATAAACTCTCTGCCCTCGTTTGGGTCATAGCAAATATACAATATAATGTGATATTGACATAATATAATGTGCATAATGTCCGTCATAAGGGGCAAAAACACATTATAATGTGCATTTTAACGGACATTATGTAAGGTTATACCCTGAAATTATTCATTGTCATAGAACATTCTTTCTGAATCTTCTGTATTCCACTTCTCAAATCCTTCACAGTTATAGTAGTCTTTGTTTACCATGTAATCTGGTTTTTCTGGGAATGGTTTAGTTACAAAGCTAGGCTCAGACCATTTGATTCTATTGTTTGGTTGTAGAGCTATCTGGCCGTTATCAAGTAAAATGATATGATGAGACTTGTGCTCTAGTGGATCTTCTGCTAAAGATAGATCTGTGTTAGGATCATTAGATCCCCAGTTGATAGTACCATAATAACTACCCGGGTAGAACTTGTGGTCTTTCATGTACACTTCTACTCTAGTATCATATAGGTAAGATAGATGAAGAAGAGTAAAGTTATATGAGAAACAATTCCATATCTGTAAATAGTGGAAAGGTAGATCTGGTTCTGGCATCTTTGGTTCATGGAGTAACGCATGACTCGGAAGCTTATCTCGGAGTACACCATTCTCTAACAGTACCTGGAACAATGCTGCTTGCCCCGGCATACATCTTACTGATATAATTACTCCCGGGGTTAATTCCCCGTGACCTTTCTTATGTTGGTACATGTACTCATTTCTTACAAATACCTTAAGGGGGAAGAAGTTGTGTTCTATATATGCCATATTAGTTGGTTTTACCTAATTGTCTAAATACTATTGATATTCTTTTATGCTCTAACCTTTCTATACTGTGTTTCCAGTGTGTTCTGTAGATACCCTTAAGTTGTATAACAGACCTTGAAGGTAAAGTTATAACTTCTCTTTTTGTTCCGTATGTCAAAATAAGTTTTGCATCTGATAACAAACTCAGTACAGTTATTACAGGTCCGGCATCTACTTTATCTATGTGAGCTACCATTTTATTT